AAAATTTGTGGACCAATAATAAAACGTCTGATTGGATTCTCAGGTGCTTCGTCATTGGCAATTGGGTTGTCAGTTACAAAGCCTTGGAATACGTATGAACGCTTTTTCCAATACTTACGACCCATATCTTCTAGACTTGGATCTTTGAACCAACCACGTACTTCGTTAAGAATGTTACATGTTTCTCCATACATTTCCATACATGGAATCTGTACTTGTACAGGACGTGAATCAGTTTCACCTTTAATACCTGCGAATGGAAGTTTGATCATCAAACGTTCAGCCCAGAAAAAGTCTGCATCTGGATTGCCGTCAGGAAGGAAACGTAGAGTTGCACTCTCGCCTTCTTTCATATTCCAAAACGGGTATATTGGGTTTGGACCGCTTGGTCCTTGAGAACCGCCTGATTGGCGTGATTCTTGTTCTTTGAGCTTTGCTCTAATTTCTGCTAATGATGCCATAATTATGCCTCCTATATTTGCCTATGGTTATCTTATGTGCCTAATAAGTGTAGCACATTGTTATATACTACACTCATATATTTATAAAGTCAAGTGTTTTTTTGACTTTATTTTGAAATAATTAGCGGATTCCCGCTAACTCTCTCATTCTATCAAACTCATGAGTTGGTTCTAATTGTTGCGGATGCGCCGCCATTTGATACTCCTCAAATGTTTGATTAATTCTTTCAATAAACTGTTTTGCTGGTTCTATAAATTCTTCACCGTAATCTTTTTCGATCATTGTAAGTACGGCTGTTTCACCTTTTGGAAACTCGCCTGTTTCTCTATCAAAATAACTAAGAATAAATTCGCCTAATGGTGTCTTTTTGTCTTTTTCGAGTGTAATCTCATCACCGTCTGGACCTTGAATTTTGTCGCCTTTTTTCTTACCGTCTTTCTTTGCCTGACGTACAGCGTTAGCATATGCATTGCCTTCGCCGTGTGCATATTTGTTATCACGTGAATCCCACATTTCGTCTGCATCTTCTTGTGCCATTTGTAGGAGTTCTTTCATGTCTTGCATTTCAAGATCCATATCAGCATCAAAACCTAATTTGCTGTTACCGTCTTGTTGACAATCTATGCTAATTGATTTAGGATCAACAACTGGTCTTCCCATGTCGTCAACCTTAGCTGTGTAACTTACTACGCAAGGAGTAGTTTCGCCATCGTCACCTACACCTTCATAATCAAATTCGCCTTCAAACTCTTCTGGATCAAACCCTTCGTCCATACCTTCATCGCCTACACCGTGTCCTTTATTGAACCAAGATTCTAATTCTGCTTGTAGTTCTTCTGGGTCTTCAGTATCAAAGTATGTAAAGTCATCAGCAACTACTTTAGTTTTCCCTTCTGGAGATGTAATAGTGAGTTTATGTTTTGCATAACCATTTTCTTCACCGTTATATTCTAATGTATAACTGTATTCACCTGCACCTTCTGCAAACTGACCCATAAGTTCCTCGAAGCCTCGTTCTAGCTCTTCTTCAGCACTAGGAAGTTTTGCTACTTTTTCAGTATCTTGGGTTGACATACGTTTCTTGTCTCTTACAAGTTCCATATATTTTGCACCGTCTGTTGCAACCATATCCATTTTCTCTGCGTCAGCACTTGCTCGCTTACCTTGGTTCATTGGATACGTTCTTTCAACTTTCATAGTTTTTGGATCATAAATTACTATGCTGTTTTTATAGATATCAAATTGAGATTTTTCTGATAAATCATCAGGGCCAATTGCTTTTGCTTTAGTTGCTTCACTTACTAGTTTGTAAATGTATGGAAATACATCTTTAAGTTCTTCGTTAAATTGCCTAATAGTTAGTTGTTCTACCCAGTTCTCAGCAACATCATTAGGAACTTCTTCTAGTACAGAAGATTCAAAAGATTCAAATGCTTCTTTATAATAGTTAGGTTTTTGTAATCCTTCAATTGTTTTTTTAACAGTAGCAACACGTTCTTTGACAACATCCATATACTCACTTAAACTTTCAGCCATTACACTTGAGCGACCCATGTAATTTTTGAATTTTTTAAGTTTTGCTAACTCTTCACTTAATCCTGTAATATGCTTACCAAAATCATCATATGCATTACCACCTTCTGCTACGTGACGAGCCATTGCTCTTGCACCACTTAAATGTTTGTATGGATACAAGAAGCGTTCTCCTTGTGGTGATTCTACATATATTTTACCAATACTTCTGTTACGTCCTGTAGGTGAAGTTTGATCTATACTTTCGTTATGTTTGATAACTAGTCTGGCCTCTCCAACATCTTGATAACTTATTCTCGATGTGCCATATAATTTTGATTCTGTCATGTTGCTATCTCCGGATCGCTGTGCAAGATATTTATAGTCACGTTTTTCTAAATTTGATTTTGTTATGTCTCTAGTTGTAAAATTTAATAAACGCTTTTTACTAAACTGTCTTAATTCTTTTAAGAAATCATACCAGATACTTTTACTAACACTATTTTCAGCTATTTCTTTGTTATGCATTACAACTACACCGTCTTCTTCTGACAACGATATACTTACTTTGCCAATTTCATCTTGATTTTCTCTAAAAGGAAATTCAAAGAATCTTGCTGTTTTAGGCTCTTGGGTAACATTACCTTGATCGTCGCCAATTGTCACACCAGGAAATCTGCCGCGTATTTTTGAAAATAATTCTTCTGCTATGATATCTAAGTTTTGCATATTGTATTTATCAATAGTTGCTAGATATAAAGATTGGCATTGGTGCTTCGTAATCTTCTATATCATCTGTTTGTACAAAAGTATTATATACTCTAGGATCCCAATCTTTTAATACACTCATCATTCTTAATGCTAATAGTGTAGCACTTATCAAATCATCTGTATGTCCTACTTTTGCCTGATAACTCGAACCTGTAGCAACATAGTTTTTTAATTCAGATATAAATGGTTTCGAATGTACTAGCATTTTATCGTTTTCTATCATTGTTTTAAGTCTGGAACAAGCTGTAACTTTGGTACTGTGCGTTGTGTTGAATCCTTTACGGAACTTTCTAACGTGACCCTTACGTATTGGTTCGCTAACAAACAAACCAGGTATGTTTTCTTCTCCAAAGTCATTAATAACAATAAGCGCGGCTTCACCCAATCCATTGTTTTCTACACTCCAATATATACCTTGCGGGTTTTTTGTTTCTTGTTCTAAATATTTGCAAACGTCTGCTAGAACACGTATTTGTCCTGGTATTGCTGTAGTATTATGTTGCCACTCAGCAACCTGTTCATACGTAGGCAATTCAAATACTTGTATTGCAGCATAGTCTCCGCCTGTACCCATACTAGGGTCTAGTGCTACACAATATGTGTATTGACTTGTAGGTTTTTTATACCAGCGGGTTTGACCCATATTTAATATAGGACTATCGCCTTCCATTGTTGCAAGATGTATACTGTTAATTAACGTCTCGTCGAATACTAAGAATTCACACCCGTATTCACGTCTAAATCTTTCTTCACCAATACGTCCAATTTCAGCTGTACGCCATTCTTCATCACGATCGGGGTGTTCGTCCCATTGTGCAATAAAACTATGGAAACCGTTTATTCCTACTTCTTGTTCGTTTCCATGTTCGTCAAATTTTTGCTCCGCTTGTTTCCAAATAGTAGCAAACGTATCTTCATCTGAGTTCGGTGTGCTAGTAATAATAGCACGACCACCTGTTGCTAGTGTGGGAGATATTGAAGTCCAAAATTCGTCTGCAATATTTGGTTGTACAAATGCAAACTCGTCACAGTATAGTAGCGAGATACTCATACCACGTCCTGTGTTACCTGTTGTTGTAGCACTAACAATACGTGAACCGTTTTCAAATTCAATTGAACCCTTGTTGTAGTTAACAACACCTGCTCTAATATGATCTGGACATAGTTCATAAACGTAGCGTATACGTTGCATAATCTCTTGGGCGCCTGTATATTTGTGTGCGGCAATAAGAATAGTTTGATCAGGATTAAACATTGCATACCAAGTAAGATAAATGGCTGCACAAGTAGTTTTGCCTGTTTGTCTAGGCATCATGTTAATATTAAATCGATAGTTATGATACGAGTGCATTAATCGTAATTGATACTCAAATGGCTCAAACAACAACTTACCTTTTACAGGGTGTTGTATGTATGCAAACTTTCTAGCAAAATAAAGATAGCCATCATCAGGGTCCATACATTTCATAAGGTCCTGTATTTGTACTTCTGAAAACTGTTCTTTAGTATTTGCTTTTTTGGTTAAAACGCCGTCAAGTGATTTACTCATAATAATATTTATAGAAAAAAATAGGCTCCGAAGAGCCTATTGGAGTAGAGAGCGTTACTTGGTTATTTGCAACCGCAACTAGAGCAAGCCATTAATTTCTTTTTACCTGGCTTACCACATTCTGGACATTTGCCGTCATCGGCTTCTTTAACTTTTTCTTCTTTGTCTTTAACAGCTTTTTTCATTGGTTCTTTTTTGTCACCATCGCCGTCAATATCAATATAATCTGGTTTTGCTTTCTTTTCTGCTAGTAAAGCATATAAGTCTTCTTTGATTGACTCCATTGGATTATCACCGTCTTTTGCAAATTTATATTGCTTTTTCTCACGGTTAATTCCGCCACTTAGATCCTTTGTCATATGATGATGATCTCTGTGCTCTGGATCGCCTTCAGAACCTTCTGGTGAATTTTCCCATTCATCTACTGGTTCTTCATCGTTGTCAATTGAGTCATTACAACTACTCATACCAATGTGAACTTTACCACACTTTGGACAAGGTTCGCCTTGCACACCAGGCTTTAAGTCGTCCATATCTTTTGGACCATCTATGATATCCTTAAACTTTTCAATATCTTTACGCATTGGCATCATATCTTGATCAACAGGCTTAGCATCATTTAATCCTGCATTTTTCATCATGTTGATTAGATCTTGTACATGTTCTGCACCACTTGCATTAAGTGATACATTCATTGATACAGGCATTCCTCTATCTGGTTCAGGAGCCATTGGAGGTATACCGTCTTCATTTAATTGTTGTTTTTTTGTTTCGATATCAGTCATACGCTGAATCATATCTTTCATATTCATAATTAGCTCCCTATTGCACTTTTGGTGTTTTCGCTGTTGTCAATGTCACTAGACTCACCAACTGGTCCGTCAGTTGTATCGAAGCCTCTTTCTTTACGTGCTGTTTCTAATTCTTTTAATAAGTCCATTACACGTTGGCCTGCAACTTCATTTTGACCGTCAACACTTTCTAATTCTGGAGTTGAAAGTTTCGCAACATATTCATCGCTTGCTTGCTCTTCTTGATATTGCTCTTGTGGCTCCATTGGATTTCTAACAATTAGATATGATTGATCTATACCACAGCATTGACCTATATACTCTTGTAATACTTGGGTAGTTGTTGGATAGTTTAATTCAACTTCAAAATAAGT